ATTAAACCATTTTTCTAGAATGGTTGGTAAGAATCCTCTTCGGTCATTTGTGTAAACTGTACCATTACTTGCAACTGTATAATTATTATCGGATAACCATGCTTTAACGTGTGGAACATGAGTACCATTTTGTAATGTTATTTGTTGTGGATCTGATTTCAATAAGCATTCTTGGTCCCAATTTTGAATTACTCCCAATTTGGTTTCTGGAGAAATATTCAAACTCATGATGATGCTTGGATAAAGTGATGTTAAATCTAAGTCATATATCCATTTGTATAATCCTGGTATTGGGTCTTTTACATATGCTCCAGCAAGTGCATCTGCTTCTGTTTCTTCTTCAACAAATCTAAATTGTTTGTTAGGAGCAACCAATCCATTGCGTTTCAAATCTACAATTGCAGCACCATCCAAATATTTAGATGCATAATATACATCTTCATATGGAACGTGACCTTTATGGCATATGGTTCTTGCAAGTGCAATTAATTGCAATTTGTCATCCATTTCATAAATAAGATCAACGTCGGTTACGTTATATTCTACAAATTTATGAATATCATCTGCAAACAATTGATCCAAATCTCCTTCGTATTCAACCTTACCCCTACCCAATTCCTTTTTAGCAACAGTGTCTAATCGATAATTTGGTAATTCGGTATATGTAAACTTTTTATACAATGTCAAATAATCTAAACTAGATACGCCAAATATTTTATATCGACCTCTATTTTTATTCCATTCAACAATTCCTGCCGGAGATAATTTTTTAATTGCTTGTGCACCTAATACTTTTTTGATGCGATTGATAAGATACGGAATATCGAAATTATCTGTATTCCATCCTGTAATTACTGTGGGTTGTATTTCTGCAAATGCATTGATAAAACGCATTAACATGTTTGCTTCTGAATCAAATATTTCTACCTGATATTTATTAGTAGCAAATGAATCGTGTTTCACTCTTCTTTCTTCATCTAACAGCAAAACTTGCATGGTACGCCCAGCTTTATCATAATATGCAATGGACGTTATTCGCGAACGAGCTTCTTCAGGAGTCGAATACCCATCTTCGTCCCGCTCTACTTCGATATCAAAGAAAAAGTCTCTATGCCCTTTCGAAACTAAATCGCTTTCGTAATAAAGGTCGATAAGCGTACGCATTTCTTCATTTAAATCAGATTCATATGCAGTTGAATTATCTTTCCAATTGCCATCAACCCGAGACAATTTAACGCCGTCTAATGATTGAAATTGCCCTGCCTCATCTGGCAAGTATGCATATGGTTTGAATGGGAACTTTTGATGCCCTAATTCATCATCCCATACGTGCATGATGCCAGTTTTTTTGTCGTAACCTATTGCTTGGTATCCCATTAATCCTTTTATTTTTTAAATTTGCAATTATCAAAATGCCAACGATACATATTTGACGGTTGGCCGTTTTGTATACAATGTGGACATTTTATTTTTATTTTAGGAATTCCTTTTAATTTTTCACTAATTTTTTTTCTAACTTCTAGTCGTTTAGCTGAATTTAATTCTCCCAATTGATCAAATCTAGGCTTACCTGATTTTGCTTCACTAATTTTTTTTCTAACTTCTGGGCGCTTTGCTGGATTGTTATCACCTCGTGTTTTTTCTCGTTCTAATTCAGTTTTACGTCGAACAGGTCGTTGTTTTAACTTTTTAATTATATTATCATAATCTGGATGATTTGATATTGTATCTCCTCCATTTCCACCTTTAGCTATGTTGTATATAGGTTTTAACTTATCGATCCAAAATATTTCTCGATTATTTAATTGAATTTTATTATTACACAATTCAATAATTTCTTTCTTAAAATTTTCTAGACCATGTTTTTCTATAGCTCGATTCAATAATATACCACTACCTAAATACATTGGATCATTTTTTGAATCCTGACCAATATAAAAATTTCCATTTAACAAATTTGTAGTTTTATAGATAATCATAACAACTCCTTTATTATAAATATCTAACCCGTATCCTAAATTGAATATATATCTGGCAATTCACGATTTAATCCCAAGTCGTCATCTAATCCATATCCAGCTACATATTCATCTCCTAATTCAAATCCACAATAGTTAGTTAAATCAACTCCACCTTTTCTTTTTAATAGAGTAACAACCTTAGCTGTTTCCGGAATATGACTGTTTACTATGAACAACATTTCCATGATGCTTGTTCCGGAATCGCAAATGTCATCTACAATGTAAACGCGCTTGCCTTTTAAATCTAATTCCAATGATTTAGTAATCAATACGCCCCCCGAATTGTCTCGTTTGTCGTATGATTTTAATCTTACAAAATCAACTTCATGATTGATAGTCATTGCACGACTTAAATCTGAAAAGAAATGTATTGCTCCGTTAAGAACGCAAATTAATACTGGAGGTAATATTGCTTCTGATTCTTTGTGATCTTGTGAAATTGCATCTGCTAATTCTTTGATGCGTTGTTGTATTTGTTGTTGTGTTATGATTTTTTCCATAATCTATAAATTCCGTAAACATTGATTGCGATTATAACTAAACTTAAAACTAGATGACTGTAATTGTCAATGAAAAAATCATAAGTAATCCAACCAGTATCTCCAATGATCCATGTAATCATTGCGGCTTTTGTCCAGCCTCTTGCATTTGAAATGTAACCAGCTAATACCAAAGCTGTGCTAACCCATCCTAAAATTTCTATCATTGTTGTTTGATTAAGGCAATTTCAGATTCTCTAACCAAATGATATTTTTCTCCAGCAATTGAAACTTCTTTATGATCTCCGATTTGATTGGAATGAATCATAACTTCATTGCCTTCTTTAACTGACATTGGAATTCTATCTCCAGTTTGTGTAAAAAGACCCGGCCCTGTTTTGACAACATCGGCATAACGATAATCGTCTGTGCCTGTCATAATGATAATACCGCTTTGCGTTTTATCCGTTTTTTCTTGTAGCTTTAATAAAACCTGATCTCCTGTTGGTAACCAATTCATAACTTATTCCTTTTTTAATTAAACATTTTTCTAATTGCATCTTCCGTAATGTTATTGCCTACAATGCGACCAATTCCATAGTCATTCATCGTAATAATTACACACGGAACACTTTTAACTCCATACTTATCGCACGTTGATTTATTTGCATCAACATCAATAATCTGTATAGGAAGCTCTGCAGATAATTTTTCTATTCGCGGTCTTAATGCTTTACATGGACCGCACCATGATGCCGTAAAATAAAGTATCTTTTTCATTTTATCTCGTATATTATCTTAACGTTGCCAAACGTTGTTGTGGTTGTCCAATTCATTCTTCTTCTAATTGATCAATTAAAAATCGTAATCTGTTAATTTCTGCAATAACATCATCGCCCAACTCTATTTTAGACATCATGGACAAATCCATTACTTGCGTTTCTAAAACTTTGATTAATTCTCGTTGCGCGTTTATTAAATCTTCTTTATTCATTATACTCCTCGTTTAGTGTCAAATGCAATAATATGGTCTCTTCCTGTCATGTTATATCCCTTTTCGGCACACATATCAAATACCACAGGATACATTTTAACCAATTCTTCTCGGGTATCACCTGCAGGCATAATAAAAGTCTTGTTCTTTGGAATATTAAGAGCTATTCTAAAGTCTTCTATTTCTTGTAAATTTTCTTCTGTGCCATCCCATACTGGTTTGTAATGATAATCGGAATGAAATGCAATCATTTGTTTGATTGCTTCGTAATTGAGACGAAATTTATTATGTTGCGCCACCATCTTCTCATCCGTAATTGTCCCTTGCGGCGTAGCAACACCCACAACGGGAACACTGTTACTAAACTTAGGACTAAGACTAACCAACCCAATAGGGTAATCAGTGGCAACAAAATGGGAGCCTTCGGTTTCAATCGTGATAAGAATGTTTCTTTCATGGGCAAAATGCGTTAATTCATTTACCAAAGCCGGATGCATTGTCGGTGCACCTCCAGTTAACATCATTTCTTTAATGTGTGGATTTTCATCGTATATCTTTATGATATCATTAAA